GATGATGCATGGAACGGAACGCCACTTTTAAATAATACTGGATTAGTAGTAACATCAGAAAATGCAGAACAGGTTGCAGCAGCACAATCAGCAGTAGTTGCAGCACAGAAGGCATCAGTAGATGCCGCTACTACTCAAAGTGCGGCAGATTTAGCGCAAGCACAAGCGGCATTGGCAGCAGCACAGGCTCGTGTTGCAGCATTGCAAGCACAAAGCACAAATACACAACCAATCGATACTACACCCACAAGTAGTCCAGATTCACAAGCTGCAAGTAGTGCAGCTAATCAACAGCAAGGCACTGAAATAAGTGGTGTTACAACATCTAATACGCAAAATGCTGCCTCAATTGCGCAACAAAGTTCAGCCGCAAGCGCAGCACAACAAGTAGATTTAGCAACACTACAAGCACAGTATGATGCAAGTGATACAACTAATACTGCACAGAGCAGTGGCAGTGGCACAGTAAATGGCGGTTTTAATTCACTAACTACTGGTAGTGGTCCAACACAAATACCACCAGGCGATGCAACAGCAATAACACCAAGTCAGGGAACTACTGTTGCAACCAGTGGTGTTAATGAAGATAATTCTGGTTCAGCAATTCAATCTAAGAGCACAAGTAAAATTTACAGTGATCAAAGTTCTAATAGTGAAGTATATAGCGACGTAGGTGTGCCAAAACCATTAAGTTCATACAAAAATTATGATTCATCTAATAATGGGCAAAACAGCGCAACTGTCACAAATAGTGGACCAGCATCAAGTATACAAGATAGCGGAGGTGGTTCAACTCAAAGTTCGCAATCTAGCAACAATTTACAACACACCAATAAACTTCATAACTACACAAATTGGACCTATCGCATATCAATATATGCTATTCCAACTTCAACTATAAATCAAATTTATTCACAAGTAATATATCCTGGCAACGAAAGTGCACTATTAAATGGCGGTTTATTTGTTGCTAGTGATAGTGGAATGAGTGCAAAAGTTGCAAATAGAACCTATTTTCCAACAGATTTAACAATTGATAATTTAGAAATACAAACTATTGTTAATAGCACTGGTGATCAAACACGTGCAACCGATGTTATTAAAATGAAATTTGATATTATAGAACCTTACACAGTTAATTTTTTAGCACGATTGCAACAATGCGCAGCATCTTTAAATCCGCAAGAACCTAACTTTAATTGGAACAATTCATTTTTTTGTATGAAAATTGAATTTACAGGATATAATGATAGTGGTCAACCAATTTCTCCTAGTGTAAGTTCAGATGGCAATGGAGAAATTATAACTGGAACTACAAAGTATATACCATTTACTTTTGTGCGAATGAATTTTAAGGTAAGTTCTAGTGGTGCAACATACTCTTGTGAAGCAATTCCTACAAATGGTTTGGCACTTAGTGCCTTAGACAATCAAATACCATTTCATATTGAAGTAAAAGGTGGTAGCATTTTAGATTTGTTTAATGGTGGTTTAGCTAGCACTACTACAACAACTACACTAGTCAGACCTAATAGTGCAGATCAGGAATTGCAAACAACAACTACACAAAATACGGTTAGTGGAAATCAAACAACTGTTAAAAAAGGTATTGCTGAAGCACTTAATCAAGGTGAAAAGGAAAAAACAAATCAAAAAGATAGCAATGGCAATCATACAGGGCAGTGGTTAGCAAATACATATGCTTTTGAGTTTACTAGTGATTTGTTAGGAGCTAAAGTTATTGACCCACAAACATTTAAAGACCAAAGTGTTGCTATTGGCGGTTCAACCGATGCTAATGCAAAAAAACAAGGAAAAACAGGTGTACTTACTATTGCAACGGATAGCCAATCATTTCGTGCAACTGCAGGCACACGAATTACTGATTTTATTGGTAGCGTTATAACTGTTAGCGATTATATGACAGGACAAAATACTGCAAGCGGACATGATACACAACCTGTTAAAACATGGAAAATTACTCCAGTAATTAAATTTGGACCTATTGATCGTGGAACTGGTTATTATCAACGCGATGTAAAATATGTAGTAATGCCGTATATAAGTTATGGTCATGATGCGCCTGGTTTTGGTCAAGCACCAGTTAACCCTAGCCAAATAGTAAAAACATACACTTATATCTATAGTGGTCAAAACAAAGATGTTATTGATGTAAATGTTCAATATGAAATGGCTTTCTTTGAATTTAAAAATGGTGTTCCTGCCAACTATATAAACAAAGCTAGCGACGAAAGTGGAAATGAAAGCCAACAACCTTATAGTGGCGGCAGCTATGACTCAAGCAGTGATGGTCGTTTTTTTAAACCACGATATCATTATGTTCGTGGATTGGCTGATCGTCAAAATACTGGTCCAACAACTGTTAGTGCGCAAACTATTGCTGTTCAAGAATTAATGGAAAAGCTGTATGATAATCGTGGTGATATGAATAAACTTGATTTTACTATTGTTGGTGATCCTGATTGGATAAGTCAAGATTATGCACTCATGCATCCATCGCAAGTTGGTAATTCACCTTATATAAACAATGGTATGGGTAGTATTAATTTTAATAATCCTGTTTATTTTAATTTTTATTTTGCTACACCAAACAGTGATTACGATGATACAACTGGCTTGTTTAATATAAATGGAACTTATAGTCAATTTAGTGGAATTTATCGTGTTGCACAGGTTACAAGCACTTTTAGCGGTGGTAAATTTACACAGAAATTAAAAAATTACCGTGTGCGCAATCAACAAGATGTTTCATCAACTCCAGTGCGTAGCGATACAGGAACTACATCACAAACGTTAAATGCTGCTACTCGTGGTGCAAGTGAAAATCCTGTTGCAGAACCATCAATCAATAGGTCATCTACACAAGGCTATCATGCTGGCACAGATAGCGGACCAAATTATAACACGACAACGCCGCCACCTTCACAATCAAATAGTGGAATTTCAGAAGATGCGGCATCATTGCCACAATATACATATGCATTTGGAGCATAAACAATGACGGATATTTTTGAACAGGAGTTTAAAAAGGCACCACATTACTCTAGACATGAAAGTGCAAGTGGAGTTCGCATATCGCCTGGTCCTTATGTAGGCATTGTTAAAAATAATACTGATCCACTTCGCAGTGGCAAACTTCAAGTTTGGATTCCTGAACTTGGTGGTAGCACAACAGATGAAGGCAGTTGGAAAACAGTTAGTTACTGCACACCTTTTTATGGAGTCACTAACTATCGTCCAAATTCACCAAGTGATTATACGACTCATCCACACAGTTATGGTATGTGGTTTGTTCCACCAGATATCGGTGTTAAAGTTCTTTGCACATTTGCTAACGGCAATCCTTTTGATGGATATTGGTTTGGTTGTATTCCTGAATGGCCTAATATGTATAATCTGCCTGGTATGGCTGGCGCACTTGATGGCAGTATTACTGCACCAGTTACTAATGGTCCAACGGATTACTTAACGCCTTCAATTTTAAGCAATATTGGTCCGTTAAAAGATCAAAATGGTAATAACTTGCGTGTTGCTCATGATTATCAAAAAGCAATATGGGACAAACAAAATCTAACAAATGATCCAGACCGTGGACCAGGTACTAGCAGTGCATTTCGTGAAACGCCAAGCAGTGTATTTGGTATTTCAACGCCAGGTCAACCTGTAAATTCAAACGATCCTCAATTCAATACAAACACCGCAGGCGACCAAGAATGGAGCGTGGGTGCTCGTAAAGGTGGTCATACATTTGTTATGGATGATGGTGATGCTAATGGTAAAAACGCTATGTTTAGGCTTCGCAGTTCTAATGGCCATATGATTTTAATGAATGACACAAAAGATTTCATTTACATTATCAATAGCAAAGGCACTGCTTGGGTAGAAATAAATGCAACTGGTGATATCAATGTTTATGCACAAAGCAATCTTAACATTGAAGCCAAAGGCGGTATGCAACTTGAAACGCAAGGCGCACTTAAATTACATGGTAAAACCGTTGATATTGTAAGTGACGGTGCATTTAATATGCAAGGCACTGATATCAACATACTTGGCAGCGGAAACACCAAGGTAACTGGTAAATCTACACTGCATCTCAAGGGAAAAAATACATATCTTACTGGCGATAGTTGTATCCAAATTAAGAGTGATGGTCACATTGACCTTAAAGGAACTTGTCATACAATTAATACCGCTGATGCAACCAAAGCAACAGAAGCTGGAACTGCATCACCACCAAGCAACATGCCAACAGCAGAGCCATGGACTGGACACAAAGCACCTGCCTCACCAACAAGTCAACCTGGATATGGTCAACAGCAAGGCGTTGCACCATCAAATGGCAACAATAGCAGTAGTGCTGGTCCATATGGCGCAGCCAATAATTTTGGCAGCAGCACGGTTCAACAAAGCTATGGACCTATGACTAACAATGTGCCACCAGTTACATATACAAATTCTGGTAGTAATCTTGCTGGTCAAGGCGGTGTTTCTAGTGCAAATACAAGCAGTGTTGCACAACCTGGCACAAGTTATCTTGTTAGTGGTGCTATTGCTGGCGCAGTTGCTGGCATTGCGTATGGCACTGGCGCAAGCTTTGATGTTACACAGCTATCGCCTGGTATTAATAGTAATCCAAATTATTCTACAGGTGAATTGCAAAACAATCCAGGCAATCTGCCATATAACAGCAGCGACAGCTATGCTGTTGGTTTTGCTAATAATTTGGCTGTATATGCTAAACCAGAACAAGGCATTGCAGCACTTGCAACGCTATTCCGCAATCTTAATACAAGCACATCTACACGGTGTATTGATTTGATTACTGCGTTCCTAAATGCACAAACAAACCAAGACCCGAATGTTATTAATATGACTCGTTACATGCAAGCTAATTTAGGTATTAATTCAACAGATTATGTTGCGTTAAATGATCCTACTACGCTACTTGGTTGGGTATCAAGTGTTATCAGATATGTTCAAGGTAACCTTATCTACACTTATGATCAATTTGTAAGTGGATGTGCGTTAAGTCTTAATGAAAGCAATACCGCATTCCTTAATGGATTGCAGCCTGTTACACAACCTTGGCAAAACAATGGTGGAACTAATTCTTATAGCGGCTTTGTTAATCCAGCAACTACACCAAGTGTTACAAATAATGGAAGCAGTCCACTTCAACAGATTGCAAATCGTGTTATTAGTGGTCTTGTTAGTAATGCTGCATTTGGTATTGGCAATGCAATTGGTCAAGCATTAAACGGTTCAAATCAATCCGTAAGTGCAGTTAGTGCAGCAGTAAATTCTGGTGCTGCGAATATTGGTACAACTGCTGGTCAAACTGCTTATACTTCTTATCTTGGTCAAAGCGTAGGCAGCGGTCAATGTGTTGCACTAGTGCAAGCAGCAAGTGGTGTTGGCAATACTTCAACATGGGTGCCTGGTAATAGCGTTCTAAACGGCACAACACAACCTGGCACAGTTATTGCATGCGGATTTACAGGACCAAACGGCGCATATGCTAACCAAAGTGGCGTATCACATGCGGCTATTTTCTTGGGTTATCAATATGACACTAACGGAAATATAAGTGGTATTCGTGTACAAGATCAATGGGCTGGTCAACCATGCGGCACACGCACTATTAGTATAGATCAAGCCAAAGCAGAAGGCGCACAAAACTTCAGTGAAGTTACACATGATGGCAGTACAGCAATTCAAGCCGCTGGTTCACCACAAACTGTTACACAAAATCAACTTGACCAAATCAATGGTAATACGCCAACTTATAGTACCGAAGCGCAAAATGAAAGTGCCAGCAGCCCAACGGGTGCTAACAATGCTTACAATTATGATAACAGCGGTTATCGTGATATGAGTGCAACTTATAATAGTCAAACAGTAAATGCAGCAACTAGCGGTGCAAGTGAAAATCAAAACGCATATACTTCACAAACTCTTAATGCAGCAAGTGGCAGCGCAACTGAAAACTTTAATGCAGCAGAGTCTGTGCCAAGTTATCCAATTACACCACAAGGAGCAAATCCTGCTGATATTGCAAGCGGCACTTTAAGTTATTCAACTAATGGTGCTGGAGGAGCAGCATATCAACAAATTACAAGTGTGCCTGGTTTGCAACAAGTAACATTCCAAAATACAGGTGAAACTGCTTATCTTGGAACAGCTAGTGATGGCAGCAGCATAAGAATTTCACAAAGCCAACTTGACCAACTTGCATTACAAGGATATACCCCTGATGATATAAATGCATTAGGTGCTGACGGTGTTTCTCAAACAATTAAAATAAATGAAGCATCAACGAGTTACACAAGTCAAACCTTAAACGCAGTATCAGTACAAACAGAAAACGTTCCAAACACAGATTATGTGCCACTTGATCCTGGTATTGCAGCGCAACAGCACAATTATGCGAATGATACAAGCTATCTTTATGATACTACAGCGAGACGTGATCCTATTGCAAGTCCAGATGCTGCTGCTTATGGTGATAATTATAGCGCAACGGTTGTTAATGCTCCAACCGCTACACCTGTAACTATTGCTGCCAATCGTGGTGATATTGCAACTGGTGGTTATGGAACAGGCGACAACCAAAGCGATACAGGCAGTTATATTCAACCACCACCACAAACTGTTACACCACCAGCAACATCTAACCCAGGTGACTTAGCGGGCGGTGGATTTGGCAGTGGCAGCAGTGGCGGCACAACATCTGTTGCACCAATAACTGGCAATCAACCAGCACCAGCAACTGGCGGTCAAACTGGTGCGCAAACTGCACCAGGTGGAAGTGCTGATACTGGTGGCGCTGGTAAGAGTTGTTAAATACTATTATGGCTCTATACAAAGGTTACAGCAGTGTAAATCGTGATTTTGGTCCTTTTGCTATCAGTGATAATGATCTGATAGTTCAAGACCTGTTAAATCATTTAAGTATTCGCAAAGGTGAGAAATTACACAATCCAAATTTTGGTAGCATTATTTGGAATCGACTGTTTGACCCACTAACACCAGCATTACAAGCAGAGATAAAAAACGATATTAATGCAATTATAAAATATGATCCACGATTTAATGTTGTTTCTCAAACAGTAGTTCAAGAATCACCAGATGGTCGTGGATTAATATTAAATTTTAGTTTGAGTTT